ATGCGTCAGTCCCCCTTTGGGGAACTATATGGGGTGGAAGTATCTCACGTACCCACAGCCGCTGGGGTTTCCGCCCGCCCCGGGCGCGTTTACTTGATTGTTTTCGCCCATCTGAGTATAGTCTGATATAGATAATACACGCCGATAGCCGTAAGCCATGTAGTTCCGATCGCAAGCATAGCGGTCACCGGAACGAAGTAATTCACGTAGCCGAATAGCTGCTTGACTTCGGCGGGGATCTCCACATCTTTAAACGGGCTGTCGGGGAGAAGAAGGACGATAGCGTTGACGATATCGTCAAGAACATCTGTTATAGCGTTCCAGATTCCTTTTACTGTGGATTCCACATTATTCCCCCCTTAATGATTGATCATCTTCGGCGTGATGTAGATAAGCAGCACCACAAAGCTAATGATGAATACCGTGTAGCATATAGGCTGCACAAGGGGAATGCAGGAAAGATCTATAACTAGTTCCTCATCGATTTCAAACATCGGCTCGAAGTCCTCCGGAATTTCTCCGATCGTCTGATTACCTGCGAACGGCTCCAGATTCTTCATATCCGTTGAAATGGGTATCCGGAACACTGGAGCTACTGGATCAGCGCCCAGAACGGACATGATCCGGATAAGGTCGAAGGGAATGCAGAACGGGAATTTACTAGCGATAAGGGAAGGAATATCTATATCAAGCCGGGTATTTGTCTTTAGCTGCGTGAGTGTCTGGTCTGCCTCTCCCGGAACGTCGGTAACAGTAACCGCGTCAGTGGGTATTACTATTGATGGATCGGTGTCAACCTCTAACGTTGGATCCTTCGTCTTATCAAGGGGAAGAACTCCGGAAAGATCGTCGAGCGAGACATCAGGAACCACGGTGTAGTTCTGAAGGGACTTGAGGAAATCCAGGTAGCTGCCTTTTACATTGAGAATACCCATTTTCATATGTGAAAAATCAACGTTGTCGACCTGCTCGAATTTCCCCGGAGCCTTTCCGAACGTGAACCATTTGTTTATAGCCGCCGAAATTTCACGATAAGAGTACCGAGGAGGAGTAAAAGAAACAAGGATCCGGGAGGGGTCAAAGTTTATTGAATATTTGAAGGTGGAGAAAAACTCCCGGTAATCCTGATCAAAAAGTCCGCCGGGGAAATCAGAAGCTACCTCCGTGCCGTAATTTAAAGATGAATCAATTGTGTACATTCGTCCAGATGACCAGGTGCGGTTATCTGTCGGGGAATAACGGGAAAATGTCATGTTAAAGAACGTGTCCGGGAAGTAAATAGTATCCTCGGTGTAGTATACATTTACAAAGCTCATTCTTGCTTCGGCTAGCGGGAGATCCTCGTCTCCATTGAGGATAGTTATTGATGTATCGAGGCTGTATGTAAGCCCTGAATTTGCCTTGATGAACAAATAGGGGGTGTCGGTGATGAGCTGCACGGAGTCTGTAACGGCTGCCTGTCCGACGAGATCGCAAAGCTCCAGATACTGACTGTACTTCAAGCTTACTTTTCCGTTATCTATGGTGGCTTCGCCTGAATCGACCCATGAAGTTATAGTGGCGCAGATTTGCTTGTATCCGGTGACGATCCAAGCATCATTAGATTCAATGACCTGTCCGCAGAAGGTTTTCTCGGTGCCTATGAAGGCTTTCTCGAAGCCCTCCCAGCCGTTTTCAAGCACGGAACCAATACCGTTGGCGGTATCATCATACTGCCCGGTTATAATTCCCATGAGAAAAACAGCTCCGCAGCCTATTGCAGTAGCTGCAGCGACAGCTCCGGCAACTGCCTTCGGGCGAACGGCAAGGACGTTGAACGCGAGGACGACCGCCAGAGCCGCGGTGATGATTCTTTTTTTCATTCCGATTTTCCTTTCGCGTTGAATGCAGCTATACGCGCTTTCATGTCCGTGAGCTCCTGCGACTGCTCTTCCTTGGGCTTGTCGAACTTCTTGAAGGTGTCGTAGAGCTTGCAGACGGATTTCCGCAGATTGAAGAACTCCGAGTCGACGCGCTCCTGAATCGGGTACCAGTATTGAACGGCGACGAACATCTTGTGAAATACCACTATCATGAACATGCCTTTAGCGCCGTAGTTCGTCAACTTTCTGTGCTTGTACTCCGTTTCGACCAGAGATCTGATCTGACGGTCAATCATGCGGTCGTTCTGGGTGATGAGGATAATGTCATAGAAGTAGTGCCGGTGCTGCGAGAAAAACTCGATCCACTTCATGCGGTCTTTGTTCAGTCCGTCTCGGCTGTTGAATGGTATCTGCGCTTCGTCTATGATGATAACCCCCTGATGTTCGTCACGCTTGGAGCTGTCGAAATGTTCCTGCGCGTACTGCTTGAACTTATCAACGGTCATTTCAAGCGTGGGGATATAGACGAATTCGCCCTTGTGCTTCTTCGGGTTTAAATTGACCTGGAAGTTTGCAATTACAGGGATCTTCCGGCGCAATGCCCGGTCAACTACCTTGGCAGCGTGATAACTCTTTCCTGATCCGGGAGTTCCGGTATACATAACCACCGCCATATTAATCCTCCTCGTCAAGAAGCTTCATGTATAAGCGGATACACCGCCAAATTATGAAGCTCCGGGAATAACCCGACTGAGCACACATTTCATCAAGATCGTGGAGCAGATCCGGCGGGATCGTGATGGTGATACGTTCTTTTTTAGTCATATATGTTAACCTCGTGAGGTGTGTATTTTGTCATACTGTACTTTTGTAAAGGAATGGCGGCTCAGGAGAACCGAACCGCCGCGGGGAATATTAGCCGGCTACCTTGCCGAAAATGCGCTTGCCAAGCTTCACAAGAGCGAAAACGCCGAAGATTACAAGCGCACTGCCAAGAATGCCAAGCACTACGGGGATAAGAGTCATAACAAGGTCGCTGAACGACTTCTGAAGCTGGTTTCCGGCTTCTGCGAGCATAGATTTCATATCCGTTCCGGAAGCTTCAGTAGTAGCAGCCGAAGCGCAAACCGAAACAACTGCCGAAGAAACAGTAGCTACAGCAGCAACTACAGCCACCTTGCTGCGTTTAGCGAGTGACTTGACCTTTGAAAGGAACTTTTTCATGTAAATACCTCCTTTTCTAGTTATTATGCTTAACAATGGCGCTGTAACATATGGTATAGATCAATCCTAATAACCACACTACACCGGATATCCCAAAACCCATTACAAGCCCATAAAAGCCAAAAGTCAGCAGATACATCTCGACACCTACTTTCTGAGGTGGCGGAAGATCTGCGCCCCTGCGATGATTCCAAGCATGATTATTATGATGATCAATGCTATGTAGATATCGTCGAGGGTCGTTCCGCTGGCGATGAAATCGCCGTCTACGAAGTCAACGTAGTTACTCATACGGAAGTAATACCGGTTACTCTGCCCTTAAGGTTGGTTTCAATGTCTACGACCTGTCCTATCATGGGTTCGAGATCATCAACGGTAATGCCGAGGTTCTTGCAAGCCTGCGCAGTCAGAAACTTGGTATCACATGCATAACCCATCACGTTTTCGTCCTGGAATGATACGTGCAGCTTGATTCCCTTGATCTGATCGCCCTCGTTAGTGGTGAAGTCCATGGGCTGAACTCCACAAAGATTTACTTTAGCCATTTTTACCTTCTTTCTGCCCCGTTCCGGGCGTGCTTATATGTTATCGGCGTTATTGCCGTGGAGCTAGTACAAGGAACATTGACCCATGTACCAGCGTGAAGCCCGTTATTACCCTCACGTTAACGGAGCCGAATCCGTGCCGACATTTCGAAAACCTATTCTCAGGCGCCACAATTCATTTTTGATGTAGGAAAGCTCGGTCGGTAACCCTCAAAGGGCTTGGAGGTGGTTTTATTTTCACTCGCAACCACTAAACGAGCGCCACACAGGTTTAGTCTTTATCTTTCAACTAGGTTGGTGTCATCGGAATTGAGCAGTTCTTCTACACGTTTAAGCAAGAGAACCGCTTCACTAGCTCGAAGCTTTTCTGTACTGGATACAAGAAAAGTGTTTCCAAACTTTTCAACATTACAGTTGTAGCAGCGTAGCGCTTCGGCTATGATCTCAAGGTCTATATCGTCGAATACCGGGGTTACTGTCATTTTCATGCCTGCACCCCCATCAAAAAGGATAATCCGGATTATTGGAAACAAGAACCGGCAAAAGATTAGTTAAGTCAGATACCTTGCGAAGAAGTTCTTCACGTTCATTTCTGAACTTACTTTCGAGAGTAGCAAAACCGGAAGGATCGTAAATAAAATACATCATGTCTCCGAATTCGATAAGCACGAGGTTACAGCAACCGCGGCACTCCATGAGATAGAAGGCATAATAGAAAAGACGTATATCACGAAGATCAAAGTCAAAATCATCATAGCCGCGATCCTGATAATCATCAAGATATACGCTATACCAATAATCGAAAAGTTCGCGGTCAAATAAGTCACGAGGAAGATTAAACAAAACATCAACCGTCTTTACTTTGTCAGAGATTTTTTCAAGGATATCGGCTTTTTTGTACAGTTTAAACATGTTTCTTTTTCCTTTCTTAATTACCCTGTTCTGGGTGAAGTATATTGAGTAGACCAAACGGTCTAATGCTATTATAGACCATACGGTCTATTTTGTCAAGAGGTTGATATAAAAAACATGTATAATATGTTTGGGTGATATAATGAATAGATTAAAAGAATTAAGGGAATTCCACGGACTAACGCAAGAACAATGTGCCAAAATAGCTTATATCTCCAAAAAAAGCTATGAACGATACGAAAAAGAAGAAAGAATAATGCCGCTTGATACAGCAATACTTTTTGCACAGTATTATCAAGTAAGCCTAGATTACCTTGCCGGACTTACAAATGTTGAGGAAGCACCAGACCGGAAGAAGTTATTTGGTTGAGGAGAAAGTAAATGCGTAAAAAAGAACACTTCACGGCAGACTATACAAAACATTTTGTGATGGAAGAACTTGCACTAATAAAAGGGTACAAGCTCACGAACGAAACGACGGAAACCCCCAATATAATAGTTAATACAATCAAGATAGAAATAAATTTATCTAGTGACACAGGTCATGAATTTTATGAGGAAATAAAGGACAAGTTTACACCGGAGGCACTAAATCCAAAATACATATCAAATTCTAATTATCTGTACGCAGAAAGCGAGAAGGACGATCAAAAGACTATAGAAATAAAGATTCTGACCAATAGACATGATC